CTTCAATGGTTTGGAAATACTGATATGAGTGAAACGCCGAAACGCGCCAAAATTTGCTACCAGGTAGCCGATGCCATGATGAAAGAGAGGGAGAAGAAGAATGAAACCTGAACTAACCAGAGAAGAAATAGCGCAACGAATCCTAGGCGGGAAAAAGTGCATCGTGATGTGGGAGGAAAACAAGGAGGTCTACGTTTCTGCGGCGGTTGGATTATGAAGCGGCAAGTTTTAACCAAGTCCTACCTTCTCGCAATATGCGCCAATCCAACCAAGTTGGACACGGCTAGGTACGCTTATGAGCGGCATTTGCGCCTAGTAAACGAGTTCTCAGGGAAGTTATTCTTTAGTGGAAATAAGCACTTCTCTACCAGTGGTATGGGCCAGTTAGCGAATCGGGCGCAGCACAAAGCGCGCGGAATTATTGCAGCGCTCTTTGCCGCTAAAAAAGCTACCGGAAATAAGATCAACGTGCCCGAAGTCAAGCAAGTCGGGTGCCCGGCTAAGATCGCACACTCAAGTAATTCTTTTGATTTTTGGGTTACGGTAGAAAACCTTTTTAGAAAAAGTGGTGGCGTTGAACTCCCCGTGAAGGCGCATCGGAAATTTAACGAAGCGGTTCGGTTGGGTTGGAAATTAAACCCCGTGTGCGAGCTTTTTAAAGATAGAAATGGGAAGTTTTATGCCCGTGTGTTTGTGCAAAAGGAAGCGCCTAAAGAAGAGGGCGGGGATGTTTTGGGCTGTGACGTTGGTTACCGTAATGCCGTATCTCGTTCTGACGGGTACATGGGTAAAAACACCGCGAAGGTGATAAAGCTTTCTCGTTTGCGTGACGCTGAAAGGCGTAGGCAGGGAATAGTAAAACGAGGATTTAAAAGTTTCATGAAACAGACGCTAGACCTTGAGGCGAAAAGAACGGTTGCACGTTGCAAGCGTAGTTCGCTTAGTTTGGCGTATGAATCTCCCAAGACGTTAGCAAATCTAAAAAGCGGAAAGCTTCACGGATGGGCTAGATCGTACTTTGCAAAGCGTTGTCAGACTTTGTGCGCGGAGAACGGTGTGAGGTCAGTTTGGGTTAACCCTGCCTTTACGTCGTTAACGTGCGCCGAGTGTGGCTTAAGCGACCGGCAGAGTCGCCACGGTATTTCCTTTGTTTGTGTTGGGTGTGGGCATAGCGCTCATGCGGACATAAACGCTGCGCGAAATATTGCGGCCAAGGGGACGGCTTATTTTTCAGGTGCCGCTTCATGAATTCGTACCTGATGAACGACGTTGCAATCCTAGTCACCAAACGCGAGGGGAAAAAGAAACCGCTTTCCATTGCGCAAGTGAAGGAAGTCTTAAAGTGCTTAAGACAGGTTTGCTATTTGGATTCACGCGCTGAAGTAGCGGTCAGAAAGTATTTGAGGTTGGATTGAGAACCGCACCTAAAAAACTTGGTCCTCGAACCGGAAACGGAAAGGCTACCGCGATGAAGTTACATCCTTTAGGTGAGCGCGAGTGTTTGGGGTGCGGCAAAAAAATCATCGCAAAGTTAGAGATTAGGCTTTGCAAGCATTGCAGGGGGAGGGGGTAGCGCATGATTGACCTAAAAGAATTGAAGGCAAAAGCAACGCATGCCAGTGAATGCTGTGAGCATTTATGGGTCCGTCCCGAAGCTATTCTAAACCTTCTCGACGTGATTCGGGTGCAGGGGGAGGCGCTGGAGTACGTGGCGGGCGCGAGGTGCGAACGGCATATGTGTACGTGTTACCGCGATTCTACAATCATCGCTATCAGCAAAACCCAAACGATTCTGGGGGGAGAATGAAACTCACCATGTCGCGGCGGGCCGTGGCGGCTCATTATTTTTATAGGGCTCATGGCGCTGCTTTTGATTGATCTGGGCTTTGTCACCTTTGCCGACACATCCACATCGCTTTCATCTTGGTTAAGTTACGTGGGGATAAAATCGCCCTTCATTGCGTTTGCAGCAGGGTTAACCGCCGGGCACCTGTTCCCAATGCGGGTTGAGGTTTGTGATAAGTGTGGGGAAAAGGCAGAGTGATGGATAAAGGGTTTTTGAAACAGGGAGAAAAGTGATGGCACTAGAAACACTAAAGGGACTAACGGAAATCAACGGTTGTAAAATCGTCGATATGGGGGCGCTAAAAGAATTGCACCCAGAGAAATTCAACGAATCGGGCGGCATGGATTACAAATGGTTTGAGGCCGAAGTCAGACCAAAAAACTTTATTTACGTTCGCCACGACGTGAATTCTATTTCCTTCACCATTCAAAACGGGCCGGTTGGCGCGAGTGGCGTCAATGGGTGTCAGGTCGATCATATGATTGCGGTAGCAAAAACCATGATCGAGGGACTAAACAAAAAATTCCCGTGCCGTGAAAACGCGGTCGCAATCACTAAACTCGATGAAGCCTTGATGTGGCTTGAAAAGCGAACCAAAGACCGTGTGAATCGCGGCGTTGAGGGAGAAAACAAAGTTTAAATAGTTTGGTGCGGCGGCGTGGTGAGATGTCGGCTAAGGGCGGACACGCGATAAGTCGAAAGGCGAGCTAGGGGGTTGCCGACGATACCCAAGGACTAGCGTACTGTGGGTTCGAATCCCACCCGCACCAAAACAAAACCCCCGCCGACACAATTGCCAGCGGGGGCGTCTCACTAACTCAACGACCTTGGTTAGTGAACGCACTTTACCGTTAACTGACTCACCATTAAAACTTTTTATGGGTCACGGTGAAGTGGACGACTTTTACTATAGGGGTGGGGGTTGTCACGTTAGACCGACCTCGCCGTGGCCTTTTTATCCTCGACAAACCAGGTATAAGAATTTCTAATCTCACTTGTCGGGGGACAAATGAAATTCCTATTCTTAGCCATCTTTCTCATTGCAGCGTGTAAATCAGATAAGCCTGTGACACCGAATCCTGAGTGTCCGCCTGTAAAACCTTGCCCACCGGAAAAGATTTGTCCGCCCGTAAAACCCTGCCCGCCTGCGTCTAGTAAATCAGCGGCTAACATGATCGGGGAATTTCACCTTGCGATGAAACCTTTGAATGAGGCGGCACTCTTAGACGTGTTCGCCAAGGTTCAAGCGGCAATGAGTGAGAGCAAAGATATCGTGCCAACCCTTATCAATGGCACCGTTGCAAACCCAAAAGAATATACGGGTGTGGTGTGGATTGGGAATTGTACGGCCACAATCATTGGCCCTCAAACGCTACTCACCGCGGCTCACTGCACGCGCTCAAACGTCGCCTTTTCCGTGGGTGGGAGTAAGTATTCAGGCAAATGCATGGCATCCCCTGAATATGGTAGAAACTCAACCGCTGACTACTCGATTTGTTTTATCTCTAGGCCCGTTGAAGGCGTTGAATTTGAAGTCGTAAACATTGATCCCGAATACATCGCAAAGGGTGACAAGATTTTACAATCGGGTTTTGGATGCACTAAATGGGGCAAGCAGTTAGACGGGAAATTTAGAATTGGTTTGTCCACCGTGCTCACTACCCCAAGCGGCAAATCCTACGACTACGTGACAGGACGCGGTGAGGAAGGCGAAGCGGTCTTATGCTCCGGCGATTCGGGAGGCCCTGCGTGGGGCATGGGTGACACTCGCACGAAACTTATTTCGGTGAATTCGCGTTCTAATACCACGACGCGCAGTTACCTATCAGCATTGGGTACTTCGGCCTTTCAAAGCCTGCTAAAAAACTACCAGGAAAAATATAAGACTTCGGTTTGCGGAATCGATGGCTTCGACGTTGGGTGCCGGGGTGCCGATCCCAAGCCGAAACACTTTGCGCTCCAAGCTGAAAAAGCCTATCTCGCTGGCACTATCAACAAAGAATACTCGGGCAAGGCAGATAAAATCATTGAAGCGGTGAAGCGGGCGATTGAGTAAATCTCTCGCCGTACCATAGTTATGGTATTCGTCCGTTCTCAGTACCATAAACATGGTCTGCAATTCCCCTAGCATCTAACGCGCCGAACTTAAGAAACTATACTCAAGCGCCACTTCACGCGGGGAAGGTAGGCGTTTTGATTGGGGCGTGATTAGGATGAGAGAAAAAGAGACGACACAGAGCTAAATAGTTAGTGGGGGTGGGTAGCGTCGTGTTACCTGCCCCTCCCGCATTACCCAAAGATAGGTTTAACGTTGTCCCCCCAATTGACGGGCTCAGCATAAAGCCTAAATTCCGTGGGGCCTTTTCCTTCGGGGTTCAGTAACGCTTCAAAGGCGTACTCACAACACGAAGCGCCAGCATGAAACGCGACGCCAATTTCATGTACCCAATTTAAGATGCATTCGCAGCGCGGGCACCTAGCAAAGAGTAATTCACGGGCAGAGACCACTTGAAAGTTTTTATAAACTATCGGCATCGATAACCCCTATCGCGTCATCTTGATCTGAGTCCGGGTAGTAGTTTGAAAGTCTTAAGTGAAGAAGGGCCTTGGTCGAGATCGTATTTTGATGGGTGCGATTTTGGGCAAGTAACTTCCGGGCCAATTCTCCGATTTCATCGCGGCGCGACTTACTTAAGTAAGCATGGGCTAGAGAGTAAAACGAAGCGGGGCGTAAGGCCTTGAAAGTGAGTCCGCATCCGCAAAGACAAGTCCTAGTTGGTAGTTCTTTGCTCACGGGTATTGAGGAAATGTTACATTAAAGCTAAAACCATAGGTAAAAATTATGCCTAGAATTTCAACCGCCTTAAGCTCATTGCAGCAAAAATTCGTAGATGAGTACATCAAGTGCCGAAGTAAAACCGAAGCCGCAAGGCGCGCGGGCTACACCAACGTATCTATGGCTCAAGCCGGATACCAAGCGTTTCGGGATCCTGACGTAAAAGCCGAAATCGATAGAAGGCTTGACGCCATTTCACGCAAAGTCGATTTGGAATTAGAGCACTTATTAGAAGACCTAGAAGAAATCAAAGCCAAGTGCATGCAAGCCGAAATGGTCTTTATCGACGGCCAACCTTCCGGCCAATGGCAGTTTGATTCAAGGGGCGCGCTAAAGGCGATTGAGCTTCAAGGCAAATTACTCAACCTATTTAAAGAAGGACCAAAGGTAATGGACTTAGGGCCAAATACCCTAGAGGCATTAATCGGTGGCAGCATGAAGAAAGAGGAGCCAGATGGCCAGAGTGGTGATAGAAATAGAGGATCTTCCAAACGGAAAAGTGCAAATCCGGGCAACGCCAAACTTCGAAGAAATGCTAAAGATTGATCTCTCGGGCCACGGGCTAACCAGCGCTCATGGGTACGGCATTGCGATGCTCAATCTTGCCCGGCGTGAGAGCAAAGAGAATGGCCCCTTGAACGTGGGAATGCCTAGACTTCTTAAGGCGTGACAATGCCAAGGCGCAATACCCCGCAAGATTTTTGGTCACGCGTAAAAGTTGGTGATCCATCAGAGTGTTGGCCTTGGTTAAGGTCGGCTAGCCCATCCGGTTATGGGAAAGTGTTTTATGGGGGCAAAGATTGGAGAAGTCATCGGTTAGCCTTCTTTTTAAAAAACGGATTTGCAGCGGAGTTCGTCTGTCATCGTTGTGATAACCGCCTTTGCTGTAACCCAGATCATTTATTTGCGGGTAACCCAAGAGTTAATTCGCTCGACATGAAGCTTAAAGGTAGGGCGGCTAAACAAAAAGGCGAGCAACACGGCATGTCTCGTTTTACAGAGGCGGAAATTCTTGAAATAAAAAAAGGCGTTTTGAGTGGCGTATCAAAAATCGAGCTAGCGAATAGGTTTAAAACGACTAGAGACTACATCGGTCAAATCGCTCGCGGAAAACGATGGGGGCACGTTTCGGCGTGACCCCTGCCCAAAAAAAACTAAAGGAATGGCGAGAAAACCCCGTTCGTTTCGTGCGGGAGTGTTTCGACGTTGAGCCAGACGCATGGCAAGCGGACGTGTTGGCGGCGTTTCCTAAAAATCAGCGCATCGCTATGAAGGCATCTAAAGGGTGCGGGAAATCCACTGTCCTTGCGTGGCTTGCGTGGAACTTTTTGGCTACCAGGCTACACCCTAAAGTGGCCGTTACTTCGATTAGTGCGGATAACCTAAGCGATGGTTTATGGCCAGAAATGGCTAAGTGGCAGGCAAAGTCAGAGTTTTTAAAAGCCGCATTCCAGTGGACTAAGACCAGGATCTTTGCAAAGGATCACCCCGAGCAATGGTGGATGTCAGCCCGATCATGGTCCAAGTCTTCAGACTCATCCCAGCAAGCAAACACTTTGGCCGGGTTACATGCGGACTTTTTGCTTTTTATTCTAGACGAAGTGGGCGGCATCCCTGACGCAGTAATGGCCGCGGCCGAAGCCGGTCTTTCTACTGGGATTGAAACCAAGATCATCATGGCCGGTAACCCCACTCACCTTGAAGGGCCTCTATACCGGGCAGCAACAACCGAAAGACATCTTTGGCACTTGGTGGAGATCACGTCCGATCCAGATAACCCAAAGCGCACGCCGCGTGTATCCGCGCAATGGGCAAGAGAACAAATCGAGAAGTACGGCAAAGATAACCCTTGGGTCTTAGTTAACGTTTACGGGCAATTTCCGCCTAACTCTCTTAATACCTTGCTTGGACCCGACGAAGTGACCGCGGCTATGCGGCGTCATTTAACTCAAGACCAATATGACTTTTCGCAAAAGCGTTTAGGGATAGACGTTGCCAGGTTTGGCGACGATAGCACGGTTATTTTTCCGAGGCAGGGGCTCGCTGCGTTTAAGCCAATTGAAATGCGCAACGCAAGAAGCAATGAGGTCGCGGCTAGAATCGCCCAAGCTAAGGGGAAGTGGGAAAGTGAGCTTGAGTTTGTGGATGATACAGG